TTCTTCACCCATAACCTGACTTGCAATGTTAACTTTCTTACGAAGAGCTTTTACAATTCTTTCATCAACTGTACCTTCACACATTATATCTACATAGGTCATAGGTTTAGTTTGACCAATACGATCTATTCTAGCTTCTGACTGTTGACGTTTCTCAAGATCATAACCATTAGAATAATAAATCATATTGCTAGCTGCAGTTAACGTAATACCATAACCACCAGTAGCTGGTGTTCCAATAAAAAATCTAACATTAGGGTCATCTTGAAATTTTTTAATATTTTCTTGTCTTTCTTCATTAGGTGTTAAACCATAATAATCTACACAACAACCTACCCCATATTCTTTTACTAAAGCTTTTATAATATTAGTTACATCACTTTGCCAGTGAGCCCATATAACAACTTTACCTTCCATCTCATTAGTTACATCGACTAATTCATCGAGACGATTGTTAGGTATTTCTTGAGTAGTGCCATCATCAGCTTTAAAATAACCACAAGTAATCTGTTGTAGTCTCATTAACTGTGTTAATGCATTAACAGTGGTAGTCATCTTACCATTTAAGATTGCAAGTGCTTGTTTTTTCATCTGTTCGTATAATCTTTTTTGATCAGGAGTTAAGGTTACAATACGTTTCATAAATGTTTTTGCCGGTAAATCTAAACAATCATCTTTTAATACACGATAAGAAAAATTTTTTAATTTATCTGACAGTTCACCCAGGTTCTTGTAACCAGATACTATTTGCACAGAACGACCACCAAAGTTTGCTGTTTTCATAACAGCATATCTAGTTCTAAACGTGTAATAAGAAGAATGATCCAAGAGCCAGGTGTCAAGGAACTCGCATTGTTTATATAAATCTAGAGGTGACTTTGTTACAGGTGACCCTGTAAGTATTCTTTTATACTTAACGTGTTCTCCTAGCTTAACAATATTTTTTGTACGTTTAGCTTCTGGATTTTTAATAGTTGTAGACTCATCAATAGCCATTAAACATTCATGAGAATTTAAAAATTTAGCTGCAAAGTCCACACCTTTTTTAGTAGAAAAAGCTTCTACGTTCATAAGTAAAATATGTAAATCTGTTCCTGTTTTAAATAAAGTATCTAAAAGATCTTGTTGTTTTTTGGTAATTGCTGCTTGCCACAATACGGCCTCTTTCTCAATATGATCTGGCATGTGTGTGGGTATTTCTGCACTATACCAATTTTTATAAACACCTTTAGGTGCAATGATTAAGGCACCATTAATTTTACCTTTGTCATAAAGCATTGATATATTATCAATTAATACTTTAGATTTACCTGTTCCCATTTCCATAAAATATGCAAATGCTTTTTTATCCCAAGACATTTCTAATGCCTTAAGCTGGTGCGCGTATGGTTTTGTCTTAAATTTATAGTTCATAATTTTTCTTCTTTCTAGTTGACAAGATATCAAATATAAAATAGAAGTCAACCCATGAAAGATAATACTGTTTATGTAATACAGGAAATACCTGGCACGCAAACTGGTAACCCTAAAATAAATATTATGGGCGCATCAAAGTATGGTGAGTTTAAATTTTTATTGCCGGAGTTATCGCAGATTATTTTTTCACCAGGTCCACTAATATATAAATTAAGAAGACTGTTAAAAGATTTTACAACAGATGATTATTTATTATTAACTGGAGACCCTGCTATTATTGGAGTAACATGTTCTATTGTTTCTGATATGACAAATGGTAAATACAATTTGTTAAAATGGGATAAACAAGAAAGACAATATTATCCAATAGAAATAAACCTATACGAGAAAGGAAAGATAGATGAGTAATGAAGACCTAAGAGAAATGTTTGTAGCTGACGCACCTCAACAAGTTAACGAATTAGAAAATGCAAGATCATTATCTAATTATGTTTTACAGCTGCAGAAACTAGAAGACGAAATAAAAGTTGGGGAAGAAAAACTAAAGCAGAAAAAAGAAGTTGCAGATAAAATATCTGAACAAGTCATTCCAGAAATTATGGAGTCGATGAAACTTAAAACCATGAAACTAAATGATGGTTCTGCTATAGAAGTAAAAGAAATTTATAGCGCAACAATCCCTGTTGATAAAAGGGAAGGCGCTTTCAACTGGCTTCGAAATAACGACCTGGGTGATCTTATTAAAAATGAGATTACCGTTTCCTTTGGTCGCAACGAAGATAACAAGGCTAGCGAATATGCAAACCTTGCCGAGAGTAATGGGTATCAGCCTCAACAAAAATTGAAGGTTGAGCCTATGACTCTCAAAGCACTGTACAGAGAACGAGTCGAAGGGAAACAAGACTTGCCATCTGAACATTTCAACCTGTTTAAGGGAAACAAAACAAAAATAACACGGAGTAAATAACATGAGCGAAGAAACAAGTAACATAACAACAAAACAAGATGGAGCATTAACAACTTTAGATTTTGTGTCAGACGCAGGAATGGGTCTTGAGACAATTGAAAAAAATGATCTTGCTTTACCTTTTCTGAAACTATTACAATCAGGTTCAGATGAGACAAAAAAGAAACATGCAAAGTATGTTGAAGGCGCAGAAGCTGGTATGTTGTATAATACAGTTACTAAAAAACTGTATAATGGAGAAAAAGGAATAGAAGTTATTCCTGTATTCTACAAGATGACATACCCTGAATGGGCACCTTTTGAAAAAAGAGAAGGAAGACCTATACATAATGACAGAGGACCTGACATTATGGGTAAAGTTACTCAAAACGATCGTAACAAAGATATGTTGGACAATGGTAACGAGATTATCAAAACAGCAAATTACTTTGTTATCATTAATGGAGAAAGACCTGAAAAGGCTTTGATGACCATGAAGTCTACGCAACTAAAAGTTAGTAGACAATGGAATTCATTAATGGAAGATGAGTTTGAGACTGATCCTAAAACAGGAAAATCTGTACCAGCTCCATCATTTTCTAGAATTTATAAATTAAATTCTGTTGAAAATTCTGGCAGCTTTACTTGGCATGGCTACAATATTAATCTACTTAGAAAAGTAGACAATGCTGGGCTTTACCAAATGGCTAAAGATTTCTACAGTTCTTTAAAAGCAAGTCAGCAAAAAACTGCTGCTCCTGCAAAAGAAGAATCTAACTACTAATTCTTTTGTAAAAAAGAAAGAGGCGGTGAAGGGAGACTGGAACCGCCTCGACCCGGGATCTATATGTTTGATGAATTTATAAAGTTATTTACAGGATACCAAGGAGATTTTGGTATTGCCGACATGTCTTCGGCTCAATTAGACACAGAAAAAAACAAACTTAAACCTAATTACGAATGGGCAGGAAGACCTATTACACAAGGTGATTATAAAGATCACATTGCAGGCAAAATATCTATAGGTATACAACCATGTAGATTAGATAAAACAGTACAGTTTGGTTGTATAGATATAGACTCAAAAGATTATTCTAGTTTTAATGTAGAGCATTACCTAGCTTTATTTCAACAATTTAAATTACCTCTAGTACCTATACTGTCAAAAAGTGGAGGGCTGCATTGTTATTTATTTTCAGAAGAACCAATACCCGCTGTAGATCTAATCTCGGCATTAAAATCTTTTTTATTGCCTTTAGGATTAGATCCCGAAACAGAAGTTTTTCCAAAACAGAAAGAATTAAAGGAAGATGACAAAGGCGAAATAAAACCAGGTAACTTTATAAACTTACCTTACTATAACAATGGTAGTACAAAAAGATATGCAGTTGATAAAGATAACAACTCATTAAATTTAGAGCAATTTATAAAATATGCTAACGAAAACAAAATTAATAAAACTGATTTAGATAGACTTGTAGATGAAACCTATAAAAATATATTACTTGGAACTCCTGCAGAGTTTGAAGATGGACCACCTTGTCTAGCATTATGTACAAAAAGAAAACTAGATGATGGTCGAGATAGATTTATGTACAACTACATGGTTTTTGCTAAAAAGAAATACAAAGATAAATGGCCTGATCAAGTTTCTAATGCAAACTATACTTATTTAGAAGACCCTTGGGATAAAACAAAACTAGATTCTAAAATAGCTGCATGGAAAAAAGATACAGCTGGTCACACATGTTATGAAGATCCAATACATAGTAAGTGTATGCGTAGTTTATGTTACTCTAGACCTTTTGGAGTAAAATCAGATAGCATAACAATGTTTCCTGAAATATCTGATTTCCAAATTATCATGTATGCAGAACCTGAATATCATTTTAATGTAGAACTACCTGATGGAACTAAAGCAGGTGTAGTTGCAAATAATAGAAGATTGATAACAAAACAAACAGAGTTATTAGATTTAATTTGGGAACAAACAGGCATATATCACGAGCCTTTAAAACCAAAAGATTTTAGAGCAAAGTTAACAGAGTTTAGAAAAAATTCTACTAAGATAACACCTCCTGCAGGCACGCAAATGGAGGATAGATTAAACGAAGAGCTATACCAATATTGTGTAAATGGACCTAGAGCTCAAAAAAGAATACAGATAAATACTGGAGCTTGTCTTACAGAAGAGGGTCATCATTTATTTAGGTTTAATTCTTTCTTAGATCATTTAGGATCTAGTTGGAAAATACCAGAAGAAAGAATAGCACAAAAATTAAAAGAAAAATGTAATGTTGAGTTTAGTCACTCATTAAATGTAGATGGTAAGACAGTAAAAGTTTGTAGAGTAAAACAATTACACATCGATAAAATAGAATATAAACCTGTAGAGAGAACAGAAAGTAATTATTAATGAGATATAAAGTTATAGGACCACCAGGTACAGGTAAAACAAGAAGATTACTAAACGAAGTGCAGAAATACGTAGATCAAGGAGTATCTCTTAGTAAAGTTGGTTATTTTGCTTTTACTAGAAAAGCTGCGGGAGAAGCAAGAGACAGATTTTTAAAAATTAAAACAGAACTAACTAAAAAAGATATTAAATATTTCCAGACTCTTCATTCATTAGCTTTTAATCAACTAGGTTTAAGAGAAGAGAATGTAATGCAGGAAGAAAATTATAAAAAAATAGGTGAGACTTGTGGCATACAAATTAAATATGCTTCTTATGAAACCAACAGCTGGAATGGTATTTTTACATCTGATAGTGAATATCTAAGTTTAATTAATTTAGCTAAAGTAAAAGAAATAAAAACATTAGAACAATTAGATCTTAATCAACACTTGTCTAAAATAGAAAGAGATAAGTTAGATGCTATTGATAAAGAGATAATTAATTACAAAAGCACTAAAGGCTTAGTTGATTTTAATGACATGATTGAAAAGTTTATATCTAAAAATAATATACCAGAGTTTAAAGTTATCTTTGTAGATGAAGCACAGGATTTATCACTAATACAGTGGTCTATGATTAAAAAAATAGAAGAAAAAACTAAATGTGATGTATGGATAGCAGGAGATGATGACCAAGCTATATTTGGATGGGCAGGTGCAGATGTAGATTCTTTTATAAATTGGGAAGCAGAAGAAATACCTTTAAAAAACTCAGAGAGAGTGCCGAGTAGTATACAGAAAATTGCATTAGATGTCATTAATAAAGTAAGAGATAATAGACTTGACAAAGAATATTATCCTAAAAAAGAATTTGGAGAAATATTAGAGAGATATAAATTATCTGATATTGATATGTCTACAGGTGATTGGTTAATTTTAACAAGAACAAAATCTTTATTAAAACCAGTGGCAACTTTATTAAAAAAGAAGGGTCTATTTTTTGAATCAGCTCAAGGGAATAGTGTTGGTAAAAATCTTTACGAAGATATAAAATATTGGGATAAATTAAAACAAAATATAGAACTTCCTGAAATCCAGCTGCAGAGAATAAAAGAAAGAATACAGGGTAAGTTTAATTTATCTTTAGAATGGTACGACGCATTTAATAAAGTTTCAGATAGTCAAAAAATTTATATGAAACTTTTACTATTAAATAATGAAGACACAACAAAAGATGCAAGAATAAAAATATCTACAATACATGGGGCCAAAGGTGGGGAAGCAACTAATGTTGTTTTATTTTTAAATGAAACAACGAATACAAAAAAAGGAGCTAAAAAATCTGTACAAAAACAAGATGAAGAATATCGTGTTTGGTATGTAGGTATAACAAGATCAATGAAAAATTTATATTTAATAAAATGTCAAAACAAATCAAAGGAGTTTAAAATATGAATCGTAAAAAAACATATGACAAATTAAAAAAAATGGGTGTTGTTAATGATGATGTTAAAGTTAGTGATCTAGAATCAATGTTTAAACAAGTTGGTGGTACACATTATATGTATATGGCTATTCAACCCGCAGAGTTTATTAATGCTAACAAATTGCTTTTTGCAGAAGGTAATGCTATAAAATATATATGCAGGCACTCTCAAAAAAGCGGAGTAGAAGACATAGATAAAGCTATACATTATTTAGAAATGATAAAAGAAAGAGATTACAAATAATGAAACCATTTATTTTTAAAGCACAAACGGAATGGGTTAAACCTACAGAGTTTCCTGACCTAAGATTTTGTGATGAGATTGCAATTGACTTAGAAACACAGGACCCTGACTTAATTAAAATGGGATCAGGTGCAGTTGTTGGTAAAGGTAAAGTTGTTGGTATTGCAATTGCAACGGATGGCTATGCAGGATATTTTCCATTTGATCATGAAGGCGGCGGTAATTTAGAAAAAAATAAAGTAATTCAATGGTTTACAGATCTTTGTGCGTCTGAGTCTACAAAAATATTCCACAATGCAATGTACGATATTTCATGGATTAGAGCCATGGGTATAAAAGTTAACGGAAGAATTGTTGACACTATGATTGCTGCATCTTTAGTTAATGAAAATAGATTTAGATTTGATCTTAATAGTTTGGGTTGGGATTATTGTGGTCAAGGTAAAAACGAAACAGAATTAAATCAAATAGCAAAAGAATGGGGATTAAACCCTAAAGCTGATATGTGGAAATTACCAGCAATGTATGTTGGCAATTATGCTGAACGTGATGCAGAACTAACATTGGCGTTATGGAAAGTTATGCAAAAAGAAATAGTAGATCAAGATTTAGAATCTATATTTAATTTGGAGACTGATCTTTTTCCTTGTTTAGTTGATATGAGGTTTCTTGGGGTAAGAGTGGACGTTCAAAAAGCTCATACACTGAAGAAAAAATTAGCATTGCAAGAAGAAACATTACTCCAAAAAGTAAAAAAAGAAACAGGAATAGATACTCAAATATGGGCAGCAAGAAGCATTGCCAAAGTTTTTGAAAAATTAAATCTATCTTATGAACGAACTGAAAAAACATCTGCTCCTTCTTTTACTAAAAATTTTCTTTCTACTCATGAACATCCTTTAGTGCAATGTATATCAAAAGCCAGAGAAATTAACAAGGCACATACAACATTTATAGATACAATTATAAAACATGAACACAAAGGTCGTATTCATGCTGATATAAATCAAATTAGATCAGATACTGGAGGAACTGTTACTGGCAGATTTTCTTATAGTAATCCAAACTTACAACAAATTCCTGCACGCAACAAAGATTTAGGACCGATGATTAGATCCCTATTCATTCCTGAGTCTGGTTGCGAGTGGGGGTGTTTTGACTACAGTCAACAAGAACCAAGACTAGTAGTTCACTATGCATCCCTAGATCAAGATTCAAGCGTCTTTAATGTTAAAGATGCATATCAAGCCGGTGACGCAGATTTTCATACAATTGTTGCTAAGATGGCTGA